TCGCCATGCGGAGGGGGCGCTTGATCTTTTCAATGCAGGTCGGATCGAGTCAGGCGACGACATCATTGATCTGATCGCTACGCTGGCCAAATCGACAAACTTCGATGACAGGGTAAAAACCCCTTGGTGGGACGAATCAAAGCGTGGCGTTGTGACCCTCGCAGCTCAGAGGCAGGTCGCAGACTTGATCGGCGCGAGCGAAGGTCGCACCGAGAAGCTCTTTGAAGCGATTATGGCACGCTCAAAAGGCGGCGTAGTCCAGATGGAAGGCATCGGCACCGCCGAAGTGATGCTGGCGGCGCGCAATCTCATGGTCACGCTAGTCGAGCGCACTGACGTTGGGGCGCATAAGATTATGCGTGGAGACGCGACAGCCGCAGAGCTACTCGAGTTCCGCAAACAAATGATGGTGACGCGCGCTGTCATGGCCCAGGTGAAGGGGAGCCAGACAGAAATTGCTCGCGCTCTTGGGGGCATGCGCAATCGCGCCTCCGGCCAGCAGCGTTTCCTGTCCGGCGCGGAGCTGGAAGAGTTTGACGCGCGAATTGTGGAAGACCTGCTCAACGAGAACGGTGGCGAGAAGGCCGTTAAGATGATGGCCGAGGCGTGGCTAGAATTACCGACCCTTGAACAGCGCGCGAAATTTGCGCGCTCGATGAACAAAAATGCGATAGCCCGTGGCGCGGATGCGATCTACGAGGCGTGGATCAATGCACTGCTGAGCAACCCCGTCTCGCAAACGAGGAATATTGTCGGCAACGGCTTGATGCTATGGATGAAGGTTGGCGAGCGGTCTTTTCAGGGCCGGGTCGCTGGGCCGGTACAGCGTGCTTTCGGGGCAGAAGGCACAATCGCAGCCGGCGAAGACGTGGCGATGGTCTACGGGATGATCCAGAGCCTTGGAGAGGCAATGCGCGCATCTGGTCGCGCCTTTAAGACAAATCAGTCTGTCGGGTTTGGGACAGGCAAGGTTGAGTTTAGGTCAGGCGCTTTTACTGCTGAGACGACGAACGTCCACGGTACGGTCGGCAGATTCATCAATGTCCTCGGGGAAATGATGACGCTTGGGCGTGTGCCGACCAGAGCCCTCCAGGCCGGCGATTCATTTTTCAAAGTTCTCGCCGCGCGCATGGACCTCTATGCGACGGCCTATAGAGCGGCTGACCGCGAGGGTCTGTTGAAGGGCAGGACAGCCGCCGATGTCGATAAGGCCAGCGACTTCATGGCAGAGTGGATAGCAAACCCGCCAGGAGCTGCTGAAGCTAGCGCGGAGAAACTTGCGCGCATGGTCACTTTTACGCAGCGACTGAGTGAACACGGCTCCGGTATGGCGAAGTGGGTTCGCGGTGGAGGTTATGGGATACCGCGCTGGTTTATTCCGTTTTTTGTCACGCCTATGAATATTGCTGAGGCGATCGTTAAGCACACGCCTCTGCAAATGGCGACTAAGGGTTGGTATACAGATATGCTTGGCAAGAACGGCGCGCAGGCTCAAGCCAAGGCCGGGTATCAGACGGCGCTGGGTTGGGGCATGACGCTGGGCTTTTGCAAGCTAGCGGCAGAGGGTTTTATTACTGGCTCAATGCCGGGCAACAAGACGACGCGAGACGCCTGGGCGGCGCAGGGCATTAAGCCCCTCACTTACTATCCCAATGGCATAAAGCCCGGCGAGACGGGGTATAGCTATGCCGGCATCGAGCCGCTATCCGGCATGGTCGGAATGTCTGTAGATATTTGCGATATCACGGGCGTAATGGATGGTGAGGCTTACTGGGAGGACCACGACGCGCGCGCCACGTTCGGGGCTGTGGTCTACGCCTTTGGCACAAACCTTTTATCGAAGACATACGCCGAAGGCGCAAATAAATTATTCGAGGCCATCACTGGTGACGCGCGAGACTTTGAGAAGACGATACAGCAACTGAATAGAAGTGTCATACCGCGCGTCTTGGCGCAGGCCAACAGGACGGGCGTACCATTCCTTTTCGACGGCAACCGGGATCGGCTTGATCCCAATCAACTTGATAACTTTTCCGAAACGCTATTGCGCGGGCTACAGGGGCAAACGCCTTGGGCGTCTGACAAGGTTGCGGCTCATGTCGATTGGCAAACCGGGCTCGAAACGTCATACGCCAGCTCGGGTGATACGGAGTGGCATAAACTTTTAGACTGGGTCAATCCGACCTTCTCGGTCATTTACCAGCCCGACAAGCCTTATGCGTCGGAGGTCACAAATCCATCAGGGCGCGATGCCGACCTCGACCCGTACCCGGCGTTGGAGGAGATTGCCCGGCTTTCGCAAGACGCCGATATCGCTCTTACGTTGAGACCGGGATGGCATCGCGGGCGAATTAGTTACCAAGGGGCAACCCTGTACCTGTCCGACCAATTTATGCGGCGCGACTTTCTGAGCCACGCCGGTCGAGAGTCGATCAAAGCGCTGACCAAGGTAATGTCTAAGAGCAGTTACGACAAGGCGAGCCTCGAAAGGAAGCACGACCTTGTCCGCAAAGCGTACAAACGTGGCGGGCAGGAGGCGATTAGAATTATAGAAAAGACCCCTGAGTATAAATTGAAATTAAAGGCTTGGAGAGCGGAAGCCGCGAAAGAGGCAGAGCGAAGGAGAGGACTAAAATGACTATTGCAAGCGCTACACAGAAAGTAAGTTTTACGGGCAACGGCTCGCTCGACGTTTACGCTTATAGTTTTAAGATATTTGCGACTAGCGACTTACAGGTCGTAATTACCAGCACGGCTGGCGTTGAAGCGACGAAAACTCTGGGGACGCACTTTAACGTCTCGGGCGCAGGCTCGGCCTCTGGCGGGAACGTCACATTTACGGCAGGGAACGTGCCGGCAAGCGGCGAGCTGATCACCATCAGCCGGCAACTCGCCCTGACGCAGCCGCACGACTACGTTGAAAACGACAGTTTTGGCGCCGAAGATCACGAGGAGAGCTTAGACCGATTAGTCGGGATTGCGCAGCAGTTAAACGAAAACGCTAACCGCACAGTCAGGGCTCCGATCTCGGACACGGGCATCAGCATGAGCCTGCCTGCGAAGGCCGCGAGGGCGTCAAAGATTTTTGCCTTTGACGCCGCTGGCAACCCCGAGACGATCCAAGAAGTGGGCACCTATCGCGGCGACTGGGCTGCCTCGACCTTGTACGCGCTGCGCGATATCGTAAAGGACACATCCAACAGCAATATTTATATAGTCACGACCGCTCACACTTCGTCGGGGTCTCAGCCGCTGTCATCGAATGCGGACAGTGCAAAGTGGACACTCATCGTGGATGCGGCCGCTGCGGGAACAAGTGCCGCTGCGGCCGCAACAAGCGCCGCCGCAGCGGCGACCTCTGCCACTGCCGGCGCGAGTTCAGCCACTGCCGGCGCGAGTTCAGCCACCGCATCGGCATCGTCGGCATCGACGGCATCGACCCAGGCCAGTAACGCGTCTACATCGGCGACGGAATCGGCAGCGAGTGCGGCAGCCGCCGCCGCCAGCGCCGATGCTTTCGATGACACCTACCTCGGCGCGAAGAGTTCAGCGCCAACAGTTGATAATGACGGGGCGGCCCTGACCGCTGGTGATCTGTATTTCAATACATCCACTAATGTAATGCACGTCTACACCGGCAGTGCGTGGATTGCCGCAGCACTCTCGTCGGCCTCGGTGGTGGAGAGAACAGCCGCCACCGGATCGGGTGTCACGCCAAGCGGCACGACTGGGCAGCGTGATGGCGCTCCGGCTGTTGGGTACTTTCGCTACAACTCCACGACCAATGAGTTTGAGGGCTACTCCGGTGCAAGCCCCGCCTGGGGATCAATAGGAGGCGGTGCTGGATATTTTAAGGGCGACAACGGAGCAGTTGGATCAAGTGCTGGCGATATTTTCCGTATCAATGAAGCCGAATTAAATACATCGACAGAAATTTTAGCCGCCGAGAATGCGAGTGCGGCGGGGCCACTGACAATAGCTAGCGGGGTCACGCTTACCGTGAGTGGCAACGTGACGATCATATGAGGGATATAAAATTATGAGTACAATCGAAGCTGATGCCGTCACAGCCGCATCCGGAGTCAACACGGACCTCTCGCTCGATGGAAAAGGGACCGGGGTTCCTGATCTCGGCGCTGGATTTAAAGTAGGGTCTGTTGCGGGTGTTCCAACGGCATCCATTAGAGACGATGCCATCACAACCGCCAAAATACTTAATGACAATGTTACTCTAGCCAAACTCGCCGCCGGGACTGACGGGGAGCTTATAACTTGGGATGCGAGCGGCGATCCAGCAGCCGTGGCTGTCGGTACGGCTACTCATGTTTTAACATCGAATGGCGCTGGGGCCGCACCAACTTTTCAGGCTGCTGCGGCTGGTGGTGCTTGGACGAAAATAGGAACAGCGGTCGCCGCTGACAGTGCAACCCTAACGGTCACTGGACTAGATAGTACATACGATACTTACGCTTGTGCGCTCAGTGATATTAAGTGCCCTACTGATGGTTCTACGGTCAGGATGAGGGTAGGAGATAGTGGGGGAATGGAGACTGGCATTACCTATCGTTATCACAGATCGCAAACCATGAGCAGTGGCGTTGGTTATAGTGGTGCCGCTGACCAAGGGATAAATGGAATGAATTTTTCTAATGACTTAGGTAACGCCACGGGAGAAGGCCTTGGTGCTATGCTGTTTTTGCATCGGCCGGGGGATGGTTCTGCCAGACCTATCGTGTCAGGAAGCTACATGTACACTCAAAGTCAAGGGTATGTTCAAGGCGGGCAATACGCCGCGCAGTTCGATAGCGTGATTACACTAGACCGACTAGACGTTTCACTTACCGTTGGAAACATCGTATCTGGACGTTTCACAGTGTGGGGGATTTCACATGCCTAGTTTTACAACGGTTAACAAAGTCGATGAGAATGGTTTCATCTGCAAGTGCGACGTTTTCGAGACACGGGAAGAGGCTGATGCAAGAATTGTCGAATTACATCAAATGGCTGGTTATGAAGATGCCTTTGTAGTGGATAATGATGCAACCGCCGTTAATGGTGAGATGTGCTTTCAAACTCCAGCACATTTCCCTGTTGACGTAGTTAATAAGACTGTCGCATTTAATCAAACTGCTAAAGACGCGACTGTATTGGCAGCGGGTATGACAGCCCTACGAAATGAACGAGAGTCCATTTTAGTTGCTTCAGACCTGGATGTTCTCCCTGATCGTTGGGATGCGATGGATGCCGCTACAAAGACAGCTTGGTCTATCTATCGTCAAGCATTACGTGATCTTCCAGCAACAACGGCTGATCCCTCCAATCCAACGTGGCCAGAGGAGCCTAGTTAAATGACTTCAACATTAAATACTGACGTAATACAATCAAAATCAACCGATGGCGATTTGACGATACAGGGGTCTGGAACTGGTGTTCCTAATCTCGAAGCTGGCTTTAAAGTTGGTGGAACCGCAGGTGTCCCTGTCTCTGCTCTGCGCGCAGGGACCGATGGCGAGCTAATTACCTGGGCCGCCGACGCAACTGCCACGACAGTGGCTGTTGGAACAGCTACTCATGTACTCACTTCGAATGGCGCTGGTTCTGCGCCTACATTTCAAGCCGCTGCTGGCGGGGGTGGGCTGAAATCGGTTCAAGTTTTCACTAGTAGTGGGACTTGGACGAAACCTACCGATATCGGTAGCGTCCGAGTCCAATTGGTTGCCGGTGGTGCTGCCGGGAATCACTCTGGATATGGCGGCGGCGCAGGTGGATATTCTGAGAAGTTTATCGACGTTTCCTCTATCTCTAGTGTCACCGTGACGGTAGCGGCGGCTGTTGCCGGGAATACCGCTGGCAACTCCTCTTCGTTTGGAACGCACCTATCAGCCACGGGTGGGTTTAAAGGTGGAGCAGGTGCTTTCGGAGGACTGGGTGGAGTTGGCACTGGTGGCGATATCAACACATACGGCGGCGGCGGCGGCTACCACGATGGTGCTGCTTCAAGTTCGGGCGGCTCGTCGTACTTTGGCGGTGGTCAGCAAGGGCGTAGTGCCACCTTCGGGACTAACACGGCTGCTCACTTAGCGTATGGCGGTGGCGGCATCGGAGTTTATAACGGGTACACACAAGGCGCTAATTCCGTTGGTGGGTTGGTCGTCGTTTGGGAATACGAATAGGTAGGAGTTTTTAGAATGCCGCATATTTTAGTTACAGTTGCAACGAACAGGGTCGAGCAAGTCGCCGACGCCACTTTTGAAGTTCATCCAAACTTGGCTTGGCACTCAGTGGAAAATGCAGACGTTAAAAGCGGATGGCAATACAATCCGGGGGACAACACGGTTACGGACTCGTCTGCGGCTTGGTTGGCGTCACCCGAAGGTCAGCGCGCAACAATGGCTGAGAACAGGAAGAGCGCCTACGGTCCAATTGGCGATCAATTGGATGCGATCTTTCGGGACTTGAGAGACGGGACGACAGTCTATGTTGATCACATAACCAAGGTGAAGGCTGACAACCCTCGCGTCGATATTGTTGATCCGGGTGATCGGGATAGAGTTCTGACTTCAGAGTAGACATGCCAGATTTTACCCGAAAATTTTCGATACCACATTGGGATAACTATTCCGATGACGATATTTTCTATCGCTTGTTTAAAAACTCAGCCAAAGAATACAAGGACGAAATTCGCGACATATTTTTTGGCGGGGAATTTCATTATGAGTATAAGGGTGAGCAAAAGAAGTATGGCGATGTAATGGGAGTCAGCCCCTCTCCCATTCAGTTAGATAACCTATTCAAAATCCAAGATGAGTTTGGCACAGAAATTTCACTCACCCTAAATACCCTGGATATGGGCAAGGAATTGGCATCTGACGCGAACGTCATAAATCAGATGCTAGAATTTATACGGGGATATTATGAGCGGGGTCTTAGGGTTTGCACAATTAGCTCGACTCATCTGATGAGGACTGGGGCTTTACAGGAAGCATTCCCAGATATGAACTGGAAAAACACAGTCAACCATCTGGTGAAATCTACCCAAGAGGTCTATGACTACGCAGCCTTGGGATACACGACAATATTATTGGATCGCTCTCTGAATCGAGACATCGATTTATTGAAAGAAATCCGCCAAGAGACGAAAAAGCTAAAGATTGAAACATCACTGTTAGCATCTGAGTCCTGTATGCCGAGCTGCCCCTTCAAACAGGAGCATGATCTTTGGCAAGCACCATTGCAGCAATCAGAATCAAATTATTGGCAGACTTTTCCGACGACCTGTGTGCGCTGGCGCACCCCATATACAGAACAGTTGCCCCGGCTTGGCATTAATATCTCGATGGCAACCAAAGAAATTGTTGATGAATTTTCTGAAAATGTAGATGTGTTTAAATTCAGCGGCAGGCTGGGGCAGTCGCAGGGGATCGATCCCGATGGCCGAATGTGCTGGTCCGGCATCGAAAAGGGAAACAGAAAAATCGACCTGGAAAGTGGCAAATTACTTGACGCTTTTGAGTATGCAGATTCATTTCAAGAGATATATGAGAAAAGTCTTTCACCATATTTAGTGGATCGATGGGCACCGCAAGGCTGGACAAATTTAGCACAGACCCAGCAACACAGCGCCGAAGATATTTCATCGATCTGGAACACCAAGAAGGGCCAAGGTCTGAGCAAGATTTTGTCTAAGTGTAAAAACAGGTGTTGGGACTGTCACGCTTGCGAAAAAGTATTCGGCGTCGAGGCGTTCAATTCGACGTTGGAGCTGTAAATTATTATGTAGGGGAACCCTTATGAAAAACTTTCTAATCAGGGCGGCATTGGCCGCCTTTTTTATTGTCGCGTCAGCGGGCGCAGCAGTCGCGGACCAGTCTGCCAAGGTGCGGCACGAACAGATGATTTACCCTGTGGTGCTGGTTCAGTCTGGGCATGGCTCGGGCTCCGGCACGGTCATCTTCTCCGAGCGGCATGACGGCGAGGTTCACACGTATATCCTGACCAACCATCACGTCGTCGCTAACTCGATAAAGGTCTCGAAGCTCTGGTGCAGCGGGCCGCCAAAGTGTAACGAGCCTGGAAAAATCGATATCGAGAGGCGCGAGACGGTCCAGGCCATCTGGTTTGAGTACAACGATCTCAGCAGGAACATCGGCACGCGCGGTCAGAAGGCAGACATCGTGGCCTATAGCCCCCTCCGCGATCTGGCTCTTTTAAGAACCCGAAACAAAGAGACCGAAGTCCAGTACGTCGCGGCGATCATGCCGGAAGATGCGCCCACTTATCTGGGCGATCGCATTCAATGCGTCGGTGCCGGCCTCGGCAACCCGCCCTTCCTTACCTCGGGTGAAGTGGGCTTCCTCGACGCCGAGATCAAAGGCGAGGATAGCCGTTACGCGCTGATTTCCTGCCCGATAATTTTTGGCAACAGCGGCGGGGCCGCCTTCCGCTGGAGCGACGCGCGGCAGCAGTACGAGCTGCAATCGATACCGTCAAAGGTATCGGCGACCTGGGCGACCGGCCCGGTCACGCATATGGCCTGGGGGATCACGATGGAAACCGCAAGAAAATTCTTCAGAGAGCATGAAATGGGTTGGGTCATTGGTGACCCTAAGATTATCAAAACAGATGAAGGAGAAAACTAATGCAGTGGATTATTTTAAGAGCGAAAGAGCGTTCAACTTGGATGGGCTTATTCTCAGTGGTCGGCGCGATCGGCATCGGCGTCTCGCCAGAGAATAAAGAGATAATTATCTCCGCAGCCATCGCCGTCGTTGCGGCTATCGCCGCGCTGACGAAAGATAAAGCGCCGGTGGAATGAATGCCGCTGCTCGCCATTTTCAAATTACTGGGCGGCGTACTCAAGCTGCTGCCGATGGTCGGCGCTTATTTCGCAGGGAGGGCGCATGTTTCGTCTAAAATTTCTAAACGCACCGCCAGAGCGAAGGCTCGTCAGGCTGAGCTTGCTGCTCGGCCTCGCCGCGATGCTCGTGATCTCGTTGGGCGCATGCGGGACGGCGACGGGCAGTGACCCCGACATCTGCCCGCCGTTCCCAGTAGCTGGCAGCGAGGTCGCCGATGAGATCGAGGCCCGGATGTTTCCTAGTCATGATTATCCAGCCTTTTGGCACTGGATCGATCGGCTGGACGTACTGCATGAACAGCTAAAGGACTGCTGATGCGAAGAGATGAAATTACAGAGGCAGAGTTGCGCGAGGTGGCTGAGCTGAACGATCGGCACGAGGGAAATATCTCGCAAATCTCAAAAGAGACAGGCTTCGCTCGATCGACCGTGCGGCGGCGGCTCGACAAGGCCAAGCTCGCCGGCTTGGTGGATCACACAAGAGAGCCCATCTACGACAGCCCTGATCTGCCAAGCGATGAGATGGACACCGAGGCGCTCGTCGATCATATCACCCGGCGAGCGGAGACCGCGCAGGCGGCAGCCGATTCACGCGACTGGGTGCCGATTAAGATTAAAATCCCTGGCCCAGTTGGCATCGTTTGGATGGGCGACCCACACATCGATGACGTGCCGGGCTGTGACTGGCCGACGTTGCGGCGGCATATAGAGACGGTTCAGAGTAACCCGGCGATGATCGTCGCCTGCCTGGGCGACGTTTCAAATAACTGGGTTGGCAAGCTCCAACACCTGTGGGCTGCGACCGAAGTCTCTGACCGCCAGCAATGGCAGCTGGTGGAATGGCTGTTCGATCAGCTTCGCGGAAAGCTCGCTTTGCTAGTCAAAGGCAACCATGATCTGTGGTCAGGTGCCGGCGATCCGCTTAACTATATAAAAGCAGCATCGACATACAGCGCGGAGTGGGCCGCCAGGGTCGAGTTCCGGTTTCCGAAAGGCGAGCCGTTCAAAGTATGGGCGGCACACGATATGCCAGGACATAGCCAGTATTGGCCGCTGCACGCTCAGCAGAAGAGGGCGAAGTTCACCGGCTATGTCGCCGACCTGCTGATCAGCGGACACCGGCATACCTGGGGATGGGCAAAGTTCGAGGACGACTTTTCTAATCGGGTCTATCACGTTGCTCGAGCCAAGGGTTATAAGCAGCTCGATGACTATGCCGTCCGGCTCGGCCACGGCAGCCAAAAATACGGGCATTCGATTGTCAGTGTCTACGACCCGCTCGCGCCGCCAAACTCCAGGGTGCTGTTGTTTGACGATGTCGAGCTGGCCAGCGACTGGCTCGACTTCCGGCGGGCGGCCTATGCTGAACCCTAAACAATTCGTTGAGGAGATCATCCGGCCAACCATGATGTTTCTGGAGGGCCGCGACACCAGCCAAGTAAAGTGGGGAGGGCAGGCAGCGGAGGAGCTGATGCTCGGCACCGCTCTGGTTGAGAGCGACCTCACCTACCTGCGCCAGCTCGGCGGTCCGGCGCTCGGCATCTACCAGATGGAGCCGGCGACGGCGAAGGACATACTCGAGAATTACGTTGGCTATCGTGGATACCTGGGCGAGGCGCTCGACATGATTGCCGGTGTCTGGCCGATGAAGTCGGTAGGTATTCAAGGCAACTTATTCTTGGCTACCGCCCTTACCCGCATCCACTACCGCAGGGTCAAGGAGCCGCTGCCAGCCGCAGGCGATACGCCTGGGCAGGCGCGATATTGGAAAGAGTTCTACAACACAAGGAGGGGCAAAGGAACGCCCGAGAAATACATTGAGAAATGGAAGAACGCCGGCAGGGGAAATACCTGACGGTCATCCAGAAAAACCCACAATCAACCCACAAGTAGCTTTTGTCAGGAATGGTAAGGGCTTGTAAAGACTGGGTAATATTTTCGTGGATTTCCGCGAGATGTTGCTGTAGAGTGACGCCTTGTCGTTAGATAAAGTTATTTAGTTCCAGTAGTTTAAGTCACTATCGCGGGGTGGAGCAGCCCGGTAGCTCGTCAGGCTCATAACCTGATGAGATTATAGCTATATCAATAGCTTAGCTCCCAAAACCCACACAAAACCCACACTCCCCAATCCGCAGGTGCGTTTTCAACCCACAGCTAACGCATTCTTATGCAATTTTTTTGCGACCGTCAGGTTTATATTGCATAAATGCACTGCCGTCTGTATAAAAGAAACGGGGGGCCAAGCCCGGCCCCCCGAAACCGGCAACCACACAGACACAGGAGCATCAAATGAAAGTCGCCAGCAAAACAGACGATCGCACGGGAACCAAATCTTGGCAAGTCATCTGGACGCCAAAGCCCGGCGCTTCTCGCAAGTTTAAACAGTTCCCAACGAAGGCCGCAGCCGATGCCTTCTCCTACAAAACCTCCTCCGCAATTTACAACCGCACGCATATTGCTGACAGCGATACCGTCGGCGCGGCGGCGCAAATCTTCCTCGATGAGCAGCGCGAGCGCGTCAGCGATGGCGAGATTTCGCCCAAGGAATTTTCAAATCACGAGGGGCGCATCCGCCTGCACCTCGCCGAGCTGACCTATGACGGCAAGCCTCTGCTCGAGACGCAGCTCACCGAGCTGACCATTAACGGCGTGAAGAAGCAGATCGCACGCCAGCTCAAGCAGCGCCTCGCCACCAAAACCTGCGTGCATGTTCTGACGACCTTGAAGCAGATTTGCGATGCGGCGATATCTGAAGACCCGCCGCTCCTGGCGACCAACCCAGTCAAGGTTTCGGCTGGGAAGCAGAAGGGCAAGACGATGCTCGAGAAGGAAAACTTCAGCCACGACCTCGCCGCCCGGCTGGTCGAGTTCGCGCCGGCAGCCTACCGCCTGCACATTCGCTTCGCCATTCAGACCGGCCTGCGTGCATCAGAGCAGCGCGCGCTGCGCTGGAGCGATCTCAGGATCGACGACGATACCGGCCACTACACGTTGGTCAACGTGCGCCGGAAAATTCAGCCCGAGACAAAAATTGAGATCGATGTTCTAAAATCACGCGCCGGCTATCGCTCTGTGCCGATCGATGTCAGCCTGAGCAACGCGCTGAAGGCCCACAAGCTGGCGCAGAATAACTTCGATCATATCTTCGCGACCTCTGAAGGCGGCGTTGGTGACAACGACAACTGGCGCAATCGCGGGATTGCGAAAGCCGCGAAGGCAGCCGGCGTCAAGATTAAGTGGATAGAACTGAGGCACTATTTTGCCAGCGCGCTGGTCAAGCAGTCCTTCGACAAATGGCAGATCACCAAGCTGATGGGTCACGAGTCAATCAAGACGACCGAGGATCATTACCTGCATTGGATTGACGACCCCGAAGCCGATGCGGCAGCGGCGATCAAGATCGGTCAGGCCTTTAACTTTGGTTCATAAAAAAAGGGGGGGGCTCAAAGCCCCCCCCTTTATTGCGGCTACGGACCCCACTGGGCTGGGCCGGTGCGCACTCCCGCCATAATGACGCGAGGTGCAATTCGTTTTTTGGCGGGTTTATCTTTTTTCTTCCTCTTCCCCATCCGGTCTGCGCCGCCTAATCTTAGACGATCAGGCGGCGGGTGCAGCGTATACTCGCCAGTGAAAAATTCACCGCCACGGTCGAAAGCTGTGATTTCGTCCCGTATTCTCGGCGACACAACGTACCGCTCGTAAGTGTCAGAGCCCGGCTTTTGGATAAAAATTCGTGAGACATGGACCCGCGCTTCTGCTTTAAAAGTCCTCTTGATCGCCGACGCTATGACGCAGCAGCCAGGGTCTTTTTTCTTGGCCTTTTTTATGTCTCTGTCATTGATGCTAATTACGACCACCTCGGTCGCATCGACGACCTGTTTCCCGTTAACTTTAAATTTGCCGACAATTTTCTTTTCTTTAGACTGGTTCATTTTCGTCCCTTCCTTTGCTCTGTTGTGGTTTCCATTCCAATTGGGCAACCGCCCATCGTAGTTCCCATTCCAATTGGGCAACCGCCCATCTTGGTATTTCCCGCTCGCCTTGGGTCCACGCGCTGAAGGTTACGGCATCGATCCGCAGCCGCGCCAAGGCGTCGGCATTTTCCCACTTGAGTGCGGCAATCGCGTCTTTCAATTCATCGCCGGTCATCAGTCCTCCAGTGCGGCATAGATCGCTGCGTATCCCAGCAGGTCGCGCTTGTGATCATCGTCAGGTGACAGGTCGTCACGTACTTCCTTCAAGATCATCATCATTCCCATCGCGCGCTTCGGCGTGACCTCGCGGCCCAAGAGGTAACTATCCCATCGTTGCGCGAGGCGCTCGGCCATATCCCTGTAATGCCCATGCGTCTTGCCACGCTCTTCGACGGTGGCGGCGGCGTCCTCGAGCCACTCGCTCGGCGATTTACTTGCCATTTGCCAGCTCCCGCAAATCATCAGCATGAATAAAATGCTTACCTCTCGGCGTTCGCTGAACGCTTGGCAGGAAGCCCTCATCAACCCAATTTCTAAGGCGGCGGACGCCCTGGGTTCCTTCGTCAGGAAAAATCAGTGCCGCCGCTTCGCGGATGCTGAAAAGGCGCGCGTCATTAGAATGGAATTGAGTCATCGCTTCCGCCCTCCGCTGTATTTGGCTCGGCCTGCGCCTGTCCTTGAGACTGACCCTCCAGCTTGTCCTCCAGGGTGAAGCTGAGATAGGCCTCGTTCTTCCAGAGCGTCGAGCGATAAATGCCCGGCTCTAAAATTACACGCTCCTTGATCTTGACCGTGCCGTTCGAGTGCGTCGGGTGCCTCTCTTTCGGGGCATTCTCAAATAGGTTTATTCGCAAGATCGCAGCCGTCTGGTCGGCAAAAAATTCAGCCATTTTTCAGCTCCTTCGATTTGGTTTCATACTGGTTTCTGAGCAAAACAACCTGCTCAGGGTAGTCGTGCTTGAGCGCGGTGAGATCGGCCTGATTGTCGTGCGCCCAGACTGTTAAATCACCCTCGGAGCCGGCGGTGTCGATCGCCTGACTTGAGCGGATGATAAAGTTTTTTGTCTTTTCACCCATCGGCGGCTTGTCTTTTTGTTGCTGGGGGATGGCCGGCGCTGGCTTCGGCTCCGGCACCTTGATCTCAGATGGCGGCGGCGGCTTGGTCGCTGCGTTACCGTCGTCGTCCTCGCCGGTAATGCCGAGCATCGCCATAAGGCCGTAGCGCCGGGCGTAGGTGACGGCGCTTGCCAGCGCCTGCGGATTAGTCGGGTCTTTGGGCTTCAGCGGCACGCCGCCGTCCTCGATGAACTCGCCTGACGTGTGGATTAGTCGGGTCACAAGCCGGTCTGGCTCGGGGTGTATCTGCTGAGTAAGGGCAAGATTATTCTCCCTCAGTGCCGTCTTAGCGGCGTCCAGGCAGCCCTCTAGCGTGGCGTAGCGAGACCGAAAATGCGGGTTACTGCCGTCTTTGTTTGGGTTATCGATGACGCCGAGCGCGGTCACGAGATCGGCGTATATTTTGCCGGTCATTGGGTCACCCTTTTAACCGTGACCATAAAGGCCCGCCTATCTGTCGAGTAGCTGGGCTCGTCGAGCTGGCCGTTAAAGGCACGATCAACGCGCTCTATAGCATCGACAGCGACATCGAAATCGGCGCACTCGAGGATCAAACTCACGCCAGAATCATGGCCGAGCCGAGGATTACTGCTAGGCACAAAAACTCCACGCCCCGCGTCAGCCACCAAGACAGCCGCTTTTTCATGTTTCTTCTCCATTTTTTAGTCCCTTCCTTTCTAAAATTTGAGCTGCACAATCAGTGACTTTCCCCGTGATATGAGGGTCTTCGTCGTGGATAAATAGCCAAAGCAGCTCGTTTAATCGCAATATTTCCTTATCTCTTTTCGAGTATTCGATCTCTTTAATTTGATCGCCGAAAAGGTCATAGCTTGGCGGCACAACTCACTCAAACAGGCTCGGCTGCGCGGGCAGATATGGCCGCAGCACTCGGGCCTTTTTGCCGCTTGCGTTCACGCGCGTGATTTCCGTTTTCTCGAGCTTGGCCATCTGCACCAGCTCGCTACACCTGGGGCGGACCGTCAGGATCGAAAGCCCGAGGCGCTCCGCAGCCTGATCCGCCGTCAGGCCAACGATCGAATTACTCCGGAAGACCTCAAGTACCCGCGATCGGATCGCCTGCACGTCAGTCGGATAGGCCTCGCGGCGTGTGTCGTAGAGGGTCATCGCCATACCTCCCTCGCTTCCTCGAGCATCTCGGGTGATAAGTCCCAATAGAACGAAGAAAAATCGGGCTCGATCATTTGAAACAGATGCTCGCGATCATCGGCTGCGCGCATCAGCGCCTCGCGCGCCTTCGCCGATCCGGTCAGCCGCCGCAGCGCAGCGGTGCATGCAGCCGGCGACAGCTCTTCGCAATTCTCTTCATTGAAAACTATGTATCCGAGCGCGTTGGCATAAACGAGCGTCGGCGATTTATTAGTCGCGTAGGCGTAAAGAGCGACCTGCTGGACGTGTACATAGGTGGGTATTTTGGGCAGGCTATTCGTTCGCCAGCTCTCACCCTTCTTTGTTTTTGTAATACTCGGCCACTTTGTCTTCAGCTCACACACCCGCACGCCTTGATAATCTGGAAACGCCATGAATGGCAGCTCTACGCCCTCGAAATCGACCCAGAGTGGCTTGCCCTCGCCTTCAATTTTATTGCTGCCCTCGAGCGCCTCTTTGACCCCGTTCGCTGCGTGTTGGATCACATCCGCCAGGATGTCGCGGTAATGCTCTAAAGCCTTCGTGTCGCGCTCGAGGTCATAGCTGCGTGGCGTGTGACGATCGACCCGGGTCATTGCATGACGCACCGCTTCGTCAATGGGCTCGCCCTCAAGCACCATAGCGTCAGCGCCCATCTGGGTGGCGATGCCAAAAGTCATGCGTGCGTTACTTTCGAGCGTTTTGCGGCGCTCGCGGAGGTGCAAATATTGGAACGCCCATATATCTGCGGGCTTATTGCATGCTGATGCACTCCAGTGCGGCGCTTGCATAAAACGAGTTATTCTATCGTCATATATTTTCATAATTTTTCCAGTCGGTATATGCAACGAGGGGGCCAAAAAAAAGGGCGTCTTTAGCGGCGCGCGCCCGGCGTCCTTGCGGCCTCTCGGACACGAAACGCGTCCATTTGCGCTTGAAACCACACCCCGTAAATTGGCATGACATATTCGATGTTTAGCCCGCGAGCTGCCTTTGGCGCGATTATCAGCGGCTCTTCCTTTGTGTTTGGCCTGACGCCGTCGCCGACGCAGGAGACCATGACGTAATCTTCACTGCCAGGGCGGCGCTCCAGCACGCCGAGCCACACAGCGCCGGCTGCAACTTCGTCGTCTTGTCGCTCGTAGACGACGGCAAATTTTCCAATTGCACTATCGGGCTCGACCGCGTCGGAGGGGCTGAGCGGGTGAAAAAAGTATGCGTTATCAAACACGGTTTGCGCGCGGCTTGCCGTCGTTGCCTTGACGATGACGATGCCCATATTAGAAAAGTCCATCATTCCGGAGCGCCTTAGCCTGACACTAGTTGGCTCGAGTGCGCGGGGCGCGTTTATTTTTCCGTAAAAGCAGTGACCAGTTATAGTCGTCTCAACGTGTTCGTCATCGACCAAAAAAGTCGGGTATGCGTCTTTGATTTTCTTGAGGGTCGAGGCGCGTGGATTGCTGCCGCGCGTGCCGCCGGGGTTTGCCAGTGAGGCAACCGTAGAAGGCGCAACGTCTGCATTTTCCGCAATCTGAGTAAGCGACTGGCTGTTCTCGGTTTGAAGCCGGCGCAGCTCTTTCGCGATCTTTGTTATGTCTCCGGAGTCCAAGCGACTGCCCTCGTCAATTCCATTAAGCGACATCTTAATTTGCCTCTGTTTTATTTGCAACTATGCAACAAAAATATCTTCTATCTCATCGATTGCAAATAGGCAACAAATAAATTATAAGACAACGATATGGATTTAATAACCGACTATGAAAAAATCATTGCGCGAAGCGAACGCGCCGGATTACCGGAGAAGGCGTTGCTTGAGCGCGCCGGCATTGCCAGCACGACGACGTGGCGCTGGCGGCGGGGCGCGGTCATGCCTAATTTTCGCTCGATCTTACGGCTGAACAGGGCCGTCGAGACGTATTTGGATGAAAGCGCGTAAAAATATAATTAATGAAGATACGATCCACCGACAGATCGTCGGCTGGCTCAACGCTGCGCTCCCGCCCGATTCCGTGTTGCACCACTCGCCGAACGAAGGAAAGCGGCACGTCAACTTTCAAGCCAAGCTGAAGGCGCTTGGCTGCAAGTGGGGCTGGCCGGACATCGAGATATTTGTCCCGATTTCACATTGGCGCGCCGAGACCCAACCCGCCGGGATTTTTCTAGAAGTCAAATCCGCTGCCGGCAAAGTGTCACTGGCCCAGGCGGATCGTCACGTCGAGCTGTACGGCGCTGGCCAGCATGTCGCTGTCGTCAAAAACCTGGGTCAGGTGCGCAATTTTTTGCATCCCCTGATCGCGCTGAATGAAGACAAGCCCAAGGCGCAGATGGCCTGGGCCATCGCGGAGGCATCCATCGATGGGCGATAGCTGGCTGGCGAACAACAAATTTAACCGCGAGGGGATGTTCCGCATGCTGGCGCGGAAGCGCCGCATGGAAAGCTACATTGCTAGGCACGGGCGCGATGAAGATGCCGACCGGGCTGCGGTCGCGGAATGGCTCGAAAAAAACGAGGTAACGACCTGCCCGGCGTTTGGCCACGGCGCACAGGATGAGTAGCCTCGACCGCCTTGCCCGCGCTGAAGACGTAGCGCTTGAACATTATCGTTGGTTGCGCGCGCAGAACGTGACGGAATCGCAGATGTATCACCTCATCGATGAGCGCCCGCCCAAAAATTTCCAAGGCAGTGACGGCCTGGTGCGGCGTATCGCGAAAAAATGGCTGTCGGAGGCCGCCCGGTGAGTTCACATGGGTGGCATGTAATCGCGCGTTGCTCGAGACCGCCGAGGCGCGACGCCAGGGGCCAGATTATCTGGCGGGAGCTGACAGCATTCCAAGTGGAGGACGCGAAAATTATGGCGGACAAAGGCTCGATTATGATGGCGTCGCGGTTCTCCTATGGCCATCGCGATCTGGTCGTGAAATTGCGCGACAGTCAGCAATTACTTCTCGTCGCGCCGAAGGGTGCCGCATAGCTATGCCGCATAGCAAAAAACTTAAAATAGATTATTCTATACTTAGCTTAGCTAAGCTAAGAAGAAGCTAAGCTATGCAGCGCGACATTCAAAAGCTGATCCGCCGCACTGCCGCGATGTCGAATAGCGATTATCGCGCGGTCGCTCAAGGCAGACGGCCCTCGAAGCAGGACAGCGCCGAGCAGCAGTTCCTGGCAACGCTCTCGCGATTGAACCGCGAGACCTATCTCCGGCAGCGCGAGAAGATCGATGACGAGGACTTGATCACTGCCCATCTGCTGGATTGGCAACGCAGGGCTAGGCTGTGATCGGCTTCATCACTGGGTTACCGCGAAGCAGAACGAAATGGTTTGCGGAGTACTTTGATTGTTTTGTCGCGGCGTATCACGAGCCGCTAAATGGGATGACTGCTAAACAGCAATTTTATGATTTAGTGCAGTCAAAGTGTCTTATTTCTGATGCTGGCTTATATTTGACAGACTTCCAGCAGCGTTACCCAGGTGTTCCCACAGTAATTATTCAACGCGATGTTTTACAAGTACATTCTAGCCTCTGCCGCGCCACAGATAACATGACAGATTTGCACCATCTATTTTTACCTCTTCTTATAAAGCAAAAGAAAGAGCTGGATAAATTAGACGGGATGAGGGTCGCTTATTCACGGATAAATGAAAAGTTAGAATCTATACATGAATATCTAAAAATTCCATTCGATCGGGGTTATGCAGATCAAATGATCGCAACGAATATACAATTGTCAGAAATAACAGCCGATATAAAAAGCTATCAACCGTGGCATGAATGACTGTTGACGAGCTGAACGAGCTGCTGATCGAGGCGACCAGGACCGAGCTGTCGCTGATGCCGGCGGTGCGGAAACCGCGCTTCGTCTGCTGGCCAGAGTATCCCGGCGACTGGCATGCCTACGCTTCGGCGGACGCCCTGCCGCCGCGCTTTGTCGCCTCGCCTGAGCAAATCACAAGGCTAGACTGGGCTCTCGTCGCGGTACTTATCCTGCCAGTGCCGGCTCGCCGGCTGGTCTGGGCGGCGGCCTTCTCGGCAGCATTTCGGGGTCGAGGCCCGGCTTGGTCAACCCTGGCCAAGCGGTTTCACTGCGATCGGCGGACGGTCAAGCGGCGCTATAAGCAATGCCTGGAGCAAATCGTCGTTGCCGGCGCGTATAAGCAACAAAGCAGCGGGCCATTCGTTGCTATAGAGCCCATATAAGGGCGGGAGAGCCTAACTCGGCCCTCCCGCTTGCTTGACTACCCTGAGAGACTGATGCTCGTCAGTGGCTCTCTGTGGCCTTTGTCAGCAGCAACGAAATAAGTGTCAACTCCGGCCCGGTTTTCTGTTCAGAGCTGACACTTGACAACACGACGCTTGACTGGATGACCTGAAAAACGTAAAGATTTTTGTATGATGCATAGTATACCGGGCAAGAGGCGGCAGAGTGGCCGCTAGCGGCACTTTGACTAAGCGAGCCATGCAGGAAATCTGCGATCGGCTCGTCGCCGGCGGCACTCTCACTAAGATATGTAGAGACGACGCATTGCCAGGGATGCGATCGGTCGTAAGACAGGTCGCAGCCGGCCGGCAGGAAGGTGCAACGGAGCTGCAAAGCGAGCTGGCTTCGATGTACGACCAAGCACGTCAGCTTCAGCAGGAGTTCTACGGCGACCAGATGCTCGAGACTGCTGAAGAGGCATTGCTAGACGATCCACGCAAGACAAATGCCTATAAGCTAAAGGTGCAAGCCTTGGCGCAGCTAGCCGGCTCGTCGATCAAGAGCCGCAGCGATGCAGTCAGGGTCAGTGCGACGATGCCTGCAAACATGAAAGGCCGAGTGGTCTTTGCCTGGGAAGGCGAGGAAGAGCAGCCCGGCGACACAGCCAAGGTCATCGACGCAACGCCAGAGTAGGCGCGGCTTACAGCCAGTGACGGCGCTTAGCGGCTAGAGGCTGAGAGGGCTGGTTGGTGAGCAGGCCATATTAGAAGACAGACAGCGACTTGTCCTCGCGCATAGATAGATAGCAAGCTAATGGTTAGCATGCTAAGCATATCCAAGCTAAGTCATTGATATTGCAGGGACTTGGCAGTAGGCAGCACGTCGATCGAGCAGCGAAGTGTGGGTTGGCTGTGGGTTATGCCAGTCAAGTCATTGAAGTAAAAGCATTCTCGTCAGGTACAGCACCTGAAGGTCAGCATTGTATTTGCCAACAGCCTGGGAAATATATATATGCTAAGCCATTGATAAATATAAATAAAATTCAGCCTACCGACCCCCCTATACCCCCAAGAGACCGGGCTGCCGTAAGGGTATGTATTACTCCCCTGCTGGGTGGCCCCGTCCACGCACACACAGCGCCCAACAAAGGTTTCCGCATTGCGCATAGTCATCCCCTACAAGCCCAGGCCTCTCCAGGCCGAGCTGCACAGGCAGCTCCGCGAGCATCGCTGGAGCGTCGTTGTGACGCATCGGCGCTTTGGCAAGACTGTGATGGCTATTAACCATCTCTTGCGGCTGGCGCTGGAGGATACGTCCGGCAGCGGCAGGTACAGCTACATCGCGCCGAACAGGGTCATGGCCAAGTCCATCACCTGGGACTATCTCAAGAATTATGCCGGCGTCGTGCCAGGTGTTAAGTTTAATGAAACGGAATTGCGTGCTGACTTTCCTTCTGGCTCACGCATAACCCTGCTCGGAACTGAGCTGGTCGATAATCTGCGCGGGCTTTACTTCGATTTCATCTGCATGGATGAGTATGCGGACCATCCGGAGCGTGCCTTTCCAGAGGTAATCAGGCCAAGTTTGTCGGATCGTAAAGGGGGCTGCCTCTTTATCGGCACGCCGCGCGGACATGGGCCATTTTACAAGCTCTACGAGACTGCCCGCGCCGAGCCTAAGTCTGCCGGCTGGTTTACCGAGGTCTACCGGGCCTCTACGTCGGACGTGATCGACCCCGAAGAGCTTGCGGCGGCCAAGGGCATGATGTCCGAGGATGCCTATCAGCAGGAGTTTGAATGCTCCTGGGCGGCGAATATACCCGGCGCGATCTACGGCAAGGCGCTCACCAAGGTCGAGGCCAAGGGCCAGATATGTCAGGTGCCTTACGACACCCAGTATAAGGTTCATACGGCCTGGGATTTGGGCATCGGCGACTCGACGGTTATTTGGTTCTATCAAATACTGCGCGGCGGCTCGGTGCATATCATTGACCATTACGAGGCGCGCGGCGAAGGCCTCGAGCATTACGCAGGCGTTCTGAATGAAAAGGGTTATCTCTACGGCCGGCATTACGCGCCCCACGATATAGAGGTGCGCGAGCTTGGCACCGGCAAGTCACGCCGCGAAATCGCCTGGAACCTGGGCATTAACTTCAGCGTGGCACCGAAGCTGCCGATCGATGACGGCATCCATGCCGCGCAGATGCTGATCCCGCGCTGCTACTTCGACGCCAAGAAATGCGCCGAAGGCCTCGAGGCGCTCCGGCACTACCATCGCGTATATGACGACCGCAAGCGGACGTTCCGCACCAGCCCAAACCACGACTGGTCAAGTCATTCATCCGACGCCCTGAGATATCTGGCGATCTCGATCGAGGAAGAGCGCGACCGATCGAGGCCGAAACAGTTCATCGCCGATATGAATTACGATCCATTTGATAACCGCGCCGGCGCTTCCGCAAACCGCCTTCATTAAAGGAAAAAGTTATGGGTGGTATTTTCTCAAAGCCTAAAACACCGAGCCTCCCACCGCCGCCCCCGCCGCCTCCCGTCACACCTGTGCCGGCAATTACAGGTGACGAGGGCGAAGAAGAGGTTGCTGCTGCTGATCGCCGCAAGCGTCGGAATAACAAGCTCGCGACTGGCCCGCAAGGCCTGCTTACGCAACCTAATATAGGCGGCGCTACGCTATTGGCCGGCGGCGGCTCGCCGACCGAGGAGGCTTAGCATGCCAGCACCCGGTTGGGTCACCGGCGGCACCGTACCGGCAAATCACGCCAGCGCTGTCGCGTCGGGCTGGGTCTACAAAGACTTTGGGATGGCGGGCGGGCGCTACGTAAATTCTAGCACCGGCGAAGTGCGTTCATCTGCGCCGCTTCCCGCAGGCTATGTAGAGACGCCGGGAGGCGTTCGCAAGATGGAGCCCGTCGCTACCGGCCCGGTGACAAGCACCGGGTCAAGCGGCCCCTCTGGCGGCAGCGGCGGTCCCGGCCCGAGCGAAACGATCGTTTCGGCCTCCTCTGGTGGCGATGGCCTGACCGAGGCACAGCTCCAACGCCGCCGGCGTGGGCGGGCGCAGACAAACATGACCGGCGGTGCTGCCGGCGCGGCCAACGTCGCCAAGAAAACACTGATGGGAATTTAAAAATGGCCGAGCCTGACGCGAAAGCTGTCGCTTTTCTAAAGCAGATGCGCGTGCTGGAGACCCAGCGCAGCGTGTGGGAGGCGCACTGGCAGGAAATCGCTGACTATGTAGTGCCGCGCAAGGCCGATATAACGAAAAAGCGCACTGCCGGCGCGAAACGCTCGCAGTTAATCTTCGACGGCACCGCGATCCACGCGCTTGAACTGCTCTCGTCTAGTCTGCATGGCATGCTCACGAGCGCATCGACGGCGTGGTTCACGCTCGGGTTCAGCAACCCGGCGCTTAACCGCGACGATAAGGCCAAGGAATGGCTCGAGATGGCAACCGACAGCCTCTATGACGCCTTCGATCGCAGCAACTTTCAGGAGCAGGTGCAGGAATTATATCAAGACCTTGTGGCCTTTGGCACCGGCTGCATGTTCGTCGAAAGCGCCGAGCCCGCCGGCCTACGCTTTAGCACCCGGCATATCTCCGAGCTATACATTTCAGAGAACGCCGACGGTCGCGTCGATCAGATATACAGAAAATTTAAATTGACCGCCCGCGCTGCCGTTAATCGCTGGGGCGAGGCCGCTGTCGGCGAGCGCGTCGCGAAGACATACAAGGAAGAGCCGCACAAAGAGGTCTCGATCGTCCATCATGTCTCGCCGCGCGACGATTATAACACCAGCAAGCGGGGCGCTATGGATAAGCCCTTCATGTCCTGCTACATCGAACCGGAGCTGAAGAAGGTAATTCACGAGGGCGGCTATGATGAGTTCCCGTTCCTTGTGCCACGCTGGTTGAAGGCGTCCTTCGAGCTGGGCTACGGCAGGTCTGTTTGCATGAAGGCGCTGCCGGACATCAAGATGCTCAACAAAATGTCGGAGACGACGATCAAGTCGGCGCAAAAGCAGGTCGATCCTCCCTTGCTTGTGCCTGATGATGGCTTCGTCATGCCGGTTAGGACCGTCCCGGGCGGCATTAACTACTACCGGGCAGGCACGCGCGATCGGATCGAGACAATGGCGATCGGCGCGAATACGCCGCTCGGCCTTTCGATGGAGCAGCAACGGCGAGACGCTATACGGCAAGCCTTCTATGTAGACCAATTGATTCTTCAAGAAGGTCCGGCTATGACGGCCACCGAGGTCGTGCAGCGTAACGAAGAGAAGATGCGCATCCTTGGGCCAGTCCTCGGGCGCTTACAGGCAGAGTTCCTCGAGCCGCTGATAGGTCGGACGTTCAGTATTCTGACCCGCCAGAACGCTTTGCCGCCTGTGCCGGAGTTTCTCGTCGGCATGCCGCTCGCAATCCAATACGTCTCGCCGCTGGCCAAGGCGCAGAAGCTCGGCGACTTGCAGTCTGTTCTGAGGACGATGGAAATATTGCAACCCTTCGCGAGCGTGGACCCCTCGGTGCTTGACTATCTCGACACCGACGGCCTCGCCCTACATGTCATGGATGTGCTTGGCGTCCCGGCACGGGTACGTAAGGGGCAAGAGGAGGTTCAGCAGATGCGCGAAGAGCGCCAGCAGCAGCAGCAGGCCAACCAGCAGCAAGAGCAGGCGATGCAGGGCGCTCAGATGGCCGGCCAAGCAGCGCCGATGGTCAAGGCTATAACCAACGCCGAGCAAGCCGGCGCAACTGCGCCGCTTCAGGCGGCCTGACGTGAATGGATTTTTTAAAGGACTACTGGGAGCAGGTCGTCTTTGTCGGGCTGATCGTTGTTCTTTTCACCCGCATGCGCTCGCAAATCGCAGAACTGCGTAAAGATGTGGATGACATGGAAAAGAGAAATACTTTTATAGAGACGACTAAGCTGCGGGCCTCGAGCGATGCCCAGGCGGATCAAATAACGGCCTTGTGGGATCACATCAATAAGATCCGCGACATGGTTAGCAACGGATTTGGGAGTAAAAAGTAAATGTTTTTATGCAAATGTAAGGACTGTAAATGTGATCCCTGCCGCTGCGGGGAGACTAAATAGTGGATCAGCGCGAGATTGACCGCCGGCTATCCTACCGCGAATTATTTAACAGCGATGTCGGCGAAAAGATCATGGGCGATATGTCCGAGCGCTTTTATGCCGGCAAGACGACGTGGAGCGAGAACCCACTCGAGATGGCCTATTGCGAGGGTCAGCGCTCGGTGATCCTCTGGCTGCACCACATGTGTTCCGATAAATGGAAAAACCTTAACTAGGAGAATTGACTATGGCCGAAGCAGCAGTCGAACAGGCAGCCCCGGAGGCGGGGTCTGTTCCCTCTGAAGCGACGCCGGAAGCGGCGAATGACTGGCGCGATGCTATCGGCGAGGACATCAGACACGACCCCTCGCTGCAATCGATCAGGGATGTAGGCAATCTTGCCAAGTCCTATGTGCATGCTCAGCGTATGGTCGGGCGCGACAAGATCGCCTTACCTGGCGAAAGCGGCACGCCGGAAGAATGGTCTGACTTCGACGCGCGAAGCGGTAGGCCAACCGAGGCCGCAAACTATGATTTAACCGCGAATATTCCGGCAGGCATGGAGAGCGAGAATGACTCCGGCGTGCTGGCGGGGTTCAAGGACGCCGCGCTGGCCGCAGGCCTGCGGAACAATCAGGCGCAGGCAGTGCTTGACTATTACTACAGTATGTCCGGCAGCATGGGCGAAGAGCGAAATCAGATGCTCGAGCAGGGGCGCGCCGACACAGAGACTGAATTGCGGCGAGAATATGGCAAGGCCTACGACGAGCGTATTGGCTTCGCGAAGGACGCGCTGGCTCAATTTGGCAGCGACGATCTCGCCGAGATGGAGCTTGCCGACGGCAGTAAGGTTGGCAACAACCCTCACTTCGCAAAAATGCTAGCAAATGTCGGGCTCTTTATCCGCGAGAAGATCGGCGAGGACAGCCTGGAGGGCGACAAACGATTGCAGAATATGATGACGCCGCAGGACGCACATGATCAGCGCCTCGATCTGATGCGGCCCGGCGGTCCCTATTGGGATAAGAACCACCCACAACACAAAGATTTCGTTCAGCGAGCCCTCGAGCTGGCCGAGCATGAATTTCCCGAGGAGGTTACGCAAATCGGGTGAGTTTCGGGACAAGCATCATGTTGATGCCCCTGATTGGACAGCGTGGAAAGGCGCGCGGCCTAGCGGCCTTACAGTAGGAAGTCCGGCGTTGTGCCGGGTAGCGATCCGAGCAATTCAAATGCTTGGAGGAATAGACTTATGTCTAACCAAATTACCACAGCGTTCGTAAATCAGTTCTCGAGCAACGTCACTTTGTTGGCGCAGCAGACAGGCTCGATGTTACGCAACGCAGTTAACGTGGAATCGGTTACAGGCGAAAAGGCCTTTTTCGAACAGATCGGTAAGGCGTCCGCAGTGCAGAGGGTATCTCGGCACTCCGACACGCCACTTGTTGAGACTCCCCACAGCCGCCGGATGGTTACAATGACCTCCTACGAGTGGGCCGATTTGGTTGATGATGCTGACAAAATCCGCTTATTGATCGATCCCGCGAGTACCTACGCCCGCGCAGCAGCGGCGGCCATTTCACGCAGCATGGATACAGCTATTATCGATGCTATGACTGGCTCCGCGAATACGGGAGCGGCAGGCTCTACTAGCACTGCATTACCGGCCGGGCAGAAAATCGTCCACGGCAGCGCAGGGCTGACATTAGCTAAGCTCGTTTCAGCAAAAAAGATACTTGACCAGAACGATATCGACCCAAGTATCCCACGCTATATCGTGGTTAGCCCCGAGCAGACTGAAGACCTGCTCAACAATTCGACTGTCACTTCAGCCGATTACAACAGTATCAAAGCACTTGTACGCGGTGGATATTCGCCTAGCAGGCGTGAAAGCGTTTGCTGAAAACTGCTCAAATTCGGGGAAGGCTGTAAAATGCTAATCCCGAGCGAAGCCCTAATTTGGGAACGTGTAGAGACTTGACGGGCAGCACCCTTTGGGGTGATGAGAAAGTCCAGACCACAAACGGCTTATGCCGGCAGCGAAAGCTGTAGCTGGTAAGGAAATTGATACTTTCCTCGGCTTTAAGTTTATTACGTCAAACCGCCTCAACTCCGACGGGACTTCGCGTCAAGTCGTTGCCTGGGCGCAAGACGGGATGGCTCTCGCGATAGGAGCCGAGCCTAGCGCTCGGATCACGGAGCGGGATGACAAGTCGTATTCGACTCAAATCTACTATTCGGCGACCTTTGGGGCCACTAGGCTTCAAGAAGAGATGGTCGTCGAAATAGCGTGTAACGAATAGGAGGGATGTGACATGGCAAATGTAAATCAGACGCTCGTCACTAATTTCCTGGCATCACCGCCGACAATGAACACGACCCGCCAACTTCACGGGTCGATGCGCGTTGCCTGCGGCACGATAGCTCTAGCCGCTGGTGATTTAAGCGCAGGCGATACGATTATGCTTGCGCCGATCCCCACCAACGCAGCGGTTGTCTCGATCAAGATTTTTAATGATGATCTGGACAGCGGCTCAGCCGTGACAATGCATGTCGGCTTATATACTGCCGATGGTAATGTTACCGCAAAAGATGTTGATGCCTACGCATCGGCGACCACCGACCTGAGAGCTGCTGTTCTCACCGGGACCGAGGTGGCCTTCGAGGCTAGGAACATCAACCTGATGGGGCAGCGCGTCTGGGAAGATGCTGGCGACAGCACTGATTCAGGCGGTCACTATCTGATAGGCCTCGAGACCGATGCTGCTGGCGATACCGCCGGCGACCTCTCGTTCTTGATTACCTATGTGTGTGACTAGTGACTAAATTCGGGAGGGGGGGCTCGCGCCCTCCCTTTCGTTTTAGCGGCGGCGGGCAGTCTAAAAAATTCTCGCTGCTCGAGGCGTGTGTCAACGTCACGATCGGCATCGGGGTTGCTTGGGGCTTATCGTTCCTCGTGTTCCCGATTTTCGGGTACGAGCCCACTGTGATGAAGACTTTATGGATCAGCTTGATTTTTACAGCCGTCAGCTTGATCCGAAGCTATCTACTCCGGCGGCTGTTCAATTTAATCTGCATGCGATACGGGAAGTAAAATGGCCTCGGAAGTTGATATTTGCAATTCGGCGCTGAACCAGCTTGGCGCAAGTCAGATCATCTCGCGCACCGAAAACAGTAAGGCCGCGCGGGTGGCAAACCAGCGATATGACTTTATCCGCGACAAGGTGATCCGCAGCCATCCCTGGAACGCCTGCGTGCGTCGGGCAAGTCTGGGCCAGGAGACAGAGACACCCACCTATAAATACGCCTTCCAATACGCTCTACCGACAGACCCCTATTGCCTGCGGGTGATTAACATCAGCACAGGCGGCAACTACGAAGAGCTTGACATCGATTATCAGATTGAGGGGCGCAAACTTCTCACAGACGAGGGTACTGTCTTTCTACGATACATCGCGCGGATTACCGACCCTAATGAGTATGACGCGCTGCTGATAGAGGCTTTGACAGCCGCGCTAGCCGCTGACATATCCTATGCGATCACCAACAGCGTGACGCTGGCGCGCGAACTGCAAGGCCTCTATGCCCAAAAACTTTCGGAGGCGCGCTTCGCCGATGCCCAGGAGAATTTCCCTGACGTGATCGAAGCCGACGCCTTTACCAACGCGCGGCTCTAGCATGACGCGAGCCTCGCCAGCGTTTGCCAACTGGACAGCGGGAGAGCTGTCTGCCCGTCTTGAGGGCCGGACTGATCTCGACAAATACTTCCAGGGTGCGCGCTCAATCGAGAATTTTATCGTTCATCCGCACGGCGGCGTCAGCCGCAGGCCCGGCACGACATACATCGCGCCCGTCAAGGACAGCGCCGCCAAGACCCGGCTGCTCAGCTTCGAGTTTAATGTCGAGCAAACCTATATAATTGAGTTTGGAAATTTATACCTCCGCTTCTACAAAGATGGTGGCGTCATCCTCGAGGCCGCGAAGACCATCAGCGCCGCGACGAAGGCCAACCCCTGTGTGGTGACCGCTAGCAGTCACGGCTTCCTTGATGGCGACGAAGTCGAAATTAGCGGCGTCGTCGGCATGACCGAGATCAATGGCCGGCGCTTTACTGTCGCAAATAAAACGACAAACACATTTGAGCTGTCAGGGATCAACTCAACGGATTTCACGACCTATGGCTCCGCAGGCACAGCCGGCCGTGTCTATACGGTCACGACCGCGTACACCACGGCGCAGATACCGGACCTTAAATTCGCGCAGTCTGCCGACATCCTCTACATTTGTCACAATTCTCACGAGCCGGTCAAGCTGACCCGCACCGGGCATACGGCCTGGACAATGACAGGCATCAACTTCGTTAATGGTCCTTATCTGGATCAAAACACAACGACGACGACGCTGACCGCAAACGGTCGATCGGGCTCGGTGACGATTACCGCTAGCTCGGCTGTATTTGTCAGCACCGACGTTGGCCGGCTTGTAAAAATGTACAACGGCTATGCGAAGATCACCGGATACAGCTCAGCGACATCAGTCACGGCGACGGTGCAGACGAAAGACGACGGCATCAGCGAGTGGCTGCCGACGTACACGTCGGCGACAATAGGCTTCACGGAGGGCGACCCAAGCACCACCGGGCTGCCTCATAACGATAGGATAACCGATGCCGCGCGGCTGTTCGAGGAAGAGGGGTTCGCGGACGGGATGGATATCACCGTTACGGGCTCGACTTCAAACAATAAGGACGTTCGGGCGGCCTCCGTTTCGGACGACACGGTGATACTCAAGCCTATCGACGACCTCGTCGCCGAGACCAGCGGTGCCTCAGTTACCCTGGTGGGAAAATTGACAGGGGTGTCAAAGTGGTCTCTGGGAGCGTTCTCTGCGACTACTGGGTATCCCGCCGCAGTGTCATTTTACGAGGAGCGCCTTGTCTTTGCCAACACCACAGAGCAGCCGCAGACGCTGTGGTTTAGCCGCAGTGGCGACTACGAAAACTTCACGACATCCGCGACAGTGCAGGACGACGACGCGCTGACGTACACGATCGCAAGCAATTCCGTAAACTCGATCAGATATCTTTCGGCTGCAAAAAACCTTCTCGTCGGAACCGTCGGCGGTGAATTTATCGTCCGCGCATCGGGAACGGACCAGCCGATCACGCCGACGAATGTCCAAATTAAACAGCAGACCCGCTTTGGCTCGGCGAACATCCAGCCGCAGGTCGTTGCCAACGTCACTCTGTTTTTGCAGCGAGCGAAGCGAAAAGTCAGAGAGATGCGTTTCGATTACGACAGCGACAGCTATACGGCACACGACATGACAATCCTCGCTGATCACGTTACGGCGTCCGGCGTGACTGAAATGTCCTATCAGCAGGAGCCAGACAGCATCCTTTGGGCGGCCCTGGCCGACGGCACTCTAGCCGGCCTGACATACCGCCGCGAGGAGGGGGTCGTCGCGTGGCACCGCCATAAGATCGGCGGCAGCAATACCACAGCCTTCAACTCGGCTAGCGACGTGACGGCCAGCGGTAGCGACGGCGACGGCAATGGCTACGTCACCACCACCGGCCATTCGTTTTCGACCGGCGATAAATTTGTCTATGACTCGAATAGCGGCACGGCGATGGTCGGGCTGACCGACGGCGAGACGTATTACATCCATAAACGTGACGCAAATAAGATTGAGATCGCCGGCACAGCGTCTGCGGCAGCCGCGCGGCGTGTCATCAAGATCGGGTTAGGCGTTGGGGTTCACCTAATCGTTCAGGAAGCATCTGTCGAAAGTCTGGCCACCCTGCCAACCGACGCCGATGAGGACGAGCTGTGGATGATCGTGAAACGGACGATCGGCGCAAACGCAACGGCGACGGTGACAATAAGCAACTACGCCAACATCGCAGCCGGCGAGAAGGTGGCGCTAATATCCACCGACGGCACCAGCTATGATTTTGTCGAGGGGAGCCAGTTAACCAGCGCCGGCACCTTCGACGCGGCGACGAGCAACAACCAGACGGCGACTAACCTCGCCGCCTGCATAAATGCCGGCGACGGCCCGAGCGGTACGAAGTTCTATGCAACCGCATCGGCCGCCGTTGTGACAATCTCCCAGGCGGTCGCCGGATGGAACGGCCAGACCGTCGTCACACTAACTGATGCCGGCAGCGTCGGCATGACGAAGACAAATTTTTTCTCCGGCTCGACCGTTAGGCGTTATGTCGAAAGGATGACGGCTGTCGATTTCGGTTCCGACGTTACGTCAGCATTCTTTGTCGATAGCGGGCTGAGCTACGAAGGCGCAGCAGCCACAGCGCTCACCGGGCTCCACCACCTCGAGGGTCTTGCCGTTCAGACGCTGAACAACGGGTCGGCGTCAAGCGACAAGCAAGTGCTGAGCGGCTCAATAACTCTTGATGCTGCTACGGTCAAATGCCACACCGGGCTCGGTTACAACTCCACGCTGCAAACAATGCGCGTCGAAGCCGGCTCCGCTGACGGCGGTACGAGCCAGGGAAAGATCAAGCGCATCCATGACCTGACGGTCAGGTTATACAACACCGTCGGCATGATGATCGGAAAATCAACGACTGACCTCGATCGCGTGCCTTTTCGGGATAGCTCTATGGCGATGGACTCGCCAATCCCGATGTTCTCCGGCGATAAAGATATTGAATTTGCCGAAGGGCTGGACCAGGACGGCTTTATTGTGATCCGGCAAGACCAGCCGCTGCCGATGACGATCATCGCTGTGTATCCGCGATTGCAGACCTTTGACCCTTGATTGAACTGATAGACTACAGGCACGCGCATGGTCGTGAGTTATTCCAGAAAAATGAAAGCGACGGCGCGCAAATCGAGGCCTGGTTTAATCAGCCGACTTTCGACGGCTGGCTAGCCAATCTGGAGCAGCCTGGGCATTCATTCACGGCGATTGACAGCAACCTCGGCATCCTCGCGATCGCCGGCGTCGTCGAGAAGTGGGTAGGCGTGGGCGAGGCGTGGATGGTTCCCGGCGAGCGCTTGCGGGAAATGCCACTCAGCGGCGCGCGTCTGACAAAGCGGCACTTAGACATATTGCGACAGACGCATGGTTTTTGGCGCTTACAAATAAACGTACACGTCGAAAACGAATTGGCTTTGAGATTTGCGAAATGGCTCGGATTTGTGATGGAAGGCGAAATGATAAAATACGGACCTGACGGTAAAAACTACTACAGAATGGCGAGGCTCTAATGGCTGCGGCAATAGCGGCGGCTGCGATGGCGGCGGGCAGCGCCGTCGCGTCGGCGTCGGCATCGTCGAAGGGCGGCAAGCAGGCGCTTATAAATTCACAACTTCGCGCGCAGCAAATCGAACGAAACCGCCAAATCGCGATGCGCAATCTGGACCGCGAGAAAATCACCGGCTCGCTGGAACGGGCAGAGAACCGCGTCAGAGGGCGCGAGTTTCGCGGCGCTCAACTGGTTCAGCAACTCCAGTCCGGCGCTGAGACGGGGTCAGGCACGTCGCTTCGCGTCCGCGTTCAAACGGCGAATCAGATCGCCCTTGAGATAAACAAGCAGAGCTGGGCGAACGAAGAACGTCAATTAGCTCTGCGGATGCAGGCCGATGGATTTGAGTCGCAAAGAGACTTGGAAATATACAGCGGCAGATCGCAAAATAAGTTAGCTCAACAATCGGCGAAAATGTCGCTGCTGACCGGCGCGGCTAAAACCGCCGGGGCATATTACGGTAATGCATAATGGCAAAAACAGACCTCTTTATTAGCAAGTCGCCGTTGGGGCAGGGCGCGCCTGCCATGCCGTATCAGGCGGTTTCCAACCTCAACGTGTCTGCGTCTCAGGCTGCGGCACCTCTTCAAACGGCTGCGGCTGGGCTTGACAACATAGGCGCGGTTTTTCAGCAAAAGCGCGACATCGAAGTGCGATCCGCAGTTGCCGGATACAGCGATGCAATTAAAGACAATCTATATGGAGAGGCTTTCAACGCCAAGAAACCGGGTGCGCCGCTTAACGCTGTCTACGAGGATGTCGAAGATGCCAGCGGTAATGTAACGCGGCAGATGACTTCGACCGATGGCTTTACGTCATATCAAACAACCACCAAACAATTTCAAGATGGGTTGCTCGCCGGGATCACAGACTCCAAGGTTCGCAAGCTGGTCGCGGCGGCGATCCCGACGCTAAAGCGGGCAAAGGACTACGAGGTCGCGTCGCATTACCAACTGCGCCAAGTCGATTTCGTGACGGCCCAGCGGCTTCATCAAATCGAGGCGAGAGGCGACAGGCTAGCTGACGCCTTGTCGCGAGACCTCAGAGAGTTGACGCCGGCTGATATCGTGGAAACACGAGAGGACTTTTTGCGATCTCAGACCATGTTCCGGTCGATGGCCGACGACGGCCTGGAAGACTGGGCAAAGGTGCCAGGGTTAGAAGAGACCTTTCGGAATGAGCTTGCCGAGAACGTATTTGAGGGGATGATTGAACGCGCGCGGAGCGCCGGTGCGACGGTAGCTGAGGACGGCGACGGGCTAGAGGTCGTTACAACTCCTGAGTTGGATCGCTTGTTAACTATTTTGGCTAGCGACGAAAAGGTCCAAGAGCATGCTCGGGCAATCGGCGACATACTCGGCCTGCCAGAAGACATGGTGCTGGACCTCCAGACCGAAAAACGCATTGCCATGCTCAATGACGTTCACAAAAAAATTGAACAGGTCTCGGACGAGCATCGCGAGGAAATGAAATTCCAGTGGACCCTAGAAGATAGGGCGCAGACAGAGAGGCATGAGGCCGGCCGCCGAATAACCGTCGAAACTTTTGGCTTAACAGAAGTTATGACCGATACTCAGCGCCAGGAATGGATTGCTGAGTTTTATGAAGCCCACGGGTTTTTTCCTTCTGGGCCAAACGGCACGCTGACCGCAGACGACGTGATCCGCCTAGAAACAACCGATGAGATCAGCTCCAGTTGGGCAAACACCCTGCGGGGCTGGATCGCAAAAGGTTACGATGGCGATCAGGACTGGGCAACCTTTATTGATTTTCAGAAACAAATCGCAGATGCAGACGTTAACGACCTCGCGGGCGTTCAAGAGAATATCTTCACAAAAGCTAGGTCGCTAGGAACCGCTTGGGTCTCGCAACTGGTAGGCGACATTACGTCGAGACGGACTAAAACGCCGGACTCGGAAGCGCATGCGCGAGCTAAGAGTTTGCTCATCAAGCAATTTAGCGGCGCATTAGACTCGTTTGATGATTGGACTGCCAAGTCCGGCGCTGTCTTGGGATCGGCGTTGCAAAGATTTTCTGACCAAACGAGAGACGGTGACGGCCTTGTGGTTGGAGGCCTTGATTACAACGACATCGCCGGGAGTATTTTTGACGAGTTAATAGGTGTCGACGACGCACAGCAGGCGTTGGAAAATAAAATCCGCCCGGTCGTTGCTAACCTAGAGTTCAATAACCTTAGCCGCGAAGCCTGGGGCGTTGATTTTTTGAACGAGGAAATAGGCAAAAATATTATTAAACAAAGTAACAAAACCCTGGATATTTTGGCCTTGCTGCAAGCAGGCGCTTCTCCAAGCGACTTTACTTCGGAAGATTTAAAGGAAGCGGGGCTGACAGGATTTGGCATGGTTGTGACAGAAGAGACGTCTGTTGACGAACTAAAGCGCATGATGGGGGTCTCGCCGAGCATGTTCACAACGCCGTCTTCAATCCAGGCCGCGAGAGACGATTTAGTGAGGCTGCAATCTATACGCTCGCGTTATTTGCGTAGGGGGACCAAGTAATGGCTGACGACGCCAGCGATGACTGGATAAGCGGTTTCGCGGAAACACAAGCGCGATTGAATGACCCAGCCTATCGCGTTCATGCGGAGTTTGGCGGCCAGGAAACAGCCGATGCGTTTGTGTTGGGCCAAAAGCCCGAGCGGCTTGACGCCAACGACCCCAGCACCTGGGGCGCTGCTCGCGCGGAGGCTGCTACTTTGCCGGGCGAGAAAATCGAGCCGCGCAGCCCTATCGAAGATCAATCTTACGAATATAGCCACAAGCCCGGCGAGCCTGAGATGCGGCAACCAGTGACTGAGGAGATGCCGGCTGCGCCCGAGGCCCAGGAGCAGCCCGAGATAGCGCTAACGGATATCTTAGGCGACAAGACTATTCCTGTTAACAATGAAGGCGGGGCGGCGCTGCACGCTCTTTCGGGTGCCGGTGACGCGATAAATCAAGTCCTCCAAATAAGTGACGAGGTTATTCACGTCTTGGAGGGGTCTTCTGTAGGCCGCTGGCTTGAGAACGCCGGGCTGGGTAATGCCTACATCGTCGTGGATGGCGACGGGGTACGTTTCCAGCAGGGCCGGCCAGAGAATGTCCCATTGGCGCAAGTGCCAACATTCGACATGGAAAACCCGCCGATGGTCGCTGACCTTTCACGCGCGGTGACGCACTTTGTCGTCGCGATGGCTGCCTTACGGACACGATTGCCGGGGGCTGGCGTTGGCATCGGCACGGCGCAAGGCGTGGGACGTGAAGTAATCTCGTCGGCTGGTGCGGCAGCTACGTTTGACCCGACCGAGGGTGGCCTCGTGACCATGCTCAAATCTATGGGTGTCGAGAGCGAGTTCTTGGCGTATTTGGACGCGCAGGTGCCGGAGGGCTCAAAGGGAGCCGAGCGCCTTGAGGGGCGGCTTATGCTGGCTGTCGAGGACATCATCGTGACCGGCGGGCTCGGTGCTTTGTTCATCGGGGCGGCGCGCATGCTCAAGTCTGCACCGAAGTTGGCTGCGGGAGTGGCGCGGGATTTGAAAGCTGCCGGCGTCAGTGCTGACCGCCTTGGCAATACACTTAATAACGCAGCGTCGTATGTGGAGGGCAAGGGCGCAGAGGCGATGCAACGCTTGCAGTCTGGCGCAACCATGCACACTGCCGGCGGTGCCATTACCGATGCCGCGCTCGCCGGAGCTGGCAAGGTTGCCGCGCTCAGTCACAGGCGTCGGCCATCGGGGCAGTACATCGGCGGGCCAAAAGGGTTGGATAATCCACAAAAGCTCGCTGCACTTAGAAGGAAGGTGACAGGGCTGGCGAGAGAAGGAGAGGAAGGCCGCTTCTGGTATGAGCGGTCCAGCGAGCAGATATTGGATATGGTCGGCGGTGATGTTGAGGAAGCAGACAAGCTCATTCAAGCCATCGCGGTCACCTCTCCTGGCACGCCTGTAAAGGCAAACTTTGACTATGCCCTGCAAGCATACAGTCAGTGGAAGGCTGGCTATCCAATCAAGTCAGGCCGCTTCCCGACGAGGATGAGCGAGAAGATGGTGGATATTTTTGCGGGCAATGCATGGGAGGGGCGCAAGACAGATGACTTCTACAACAACCTGATGATCCACATTGACCCCGAGAGGACAGGGCCGGTCACCGGGGATATCTGGATGCTGAGAGCGTTTGGCTTTGCAAAGGCCAACGAGATGCCAGCGCCGCAGCAGTATAAGTTTATGACAGCGGAGACGCAGAGGATCGCAAAGCAGCTCGGATGGGAGCCGCACCAAGTGCAGGCGGCAATCTGGGTGAATATGAAGGCTCGATCTGAAAATGTAGATGTCAAGCGGCTGACAGACGCATCGTCCGAAAAGCTGGGATACATCAAGTTTGAAGCAGGGCCAAAGGGCCAAAAGCGCCGGGTGATGATTGACGAAGAAGCCCACATGGCAAACTGGTTCAAGCACGCTCTGGCGTACACGCCGGGGCCGGAAGACATCAACAAAGCGAAGTTCGATTACGCCGATGCCGCGCGAAGTTCTCTGGCGCAAGTCTCCTGGGAGAGCATCCCCGGCCGCAACACCCGCCACCTTCCCGAGATGTTTGACGCTCCTTATGAGCAGCAGGCCGAATATCACGTCGCGGTGTCGAAAGCCTTCTTAGATCAAGACGGCACCGACCTAATTGCAAGGGAGTTGGGCCTGCCTACGCCCGGCGACTTTGAGGCACCTGGGTACTTTGAAGGCAAGGTTAGTCCCGGTACGCAAACGGAAGTCCTCGCGCCACGCCAGTACAAGGGGCCAGATTCTGGAGCTGTCGAACCTGCGACGATTGAGTTAATCGAGGCTTACGCCGCTGCTCGCGGGATTTTGATGAAGCAGGATGGCGTTGGGTGGCATAGGCCGTTCTATAAAACTACGCGAAAAAAGAGCAACGGTGTCGGGGTGGAAATTGGGCGACCCCTTAGTGAAGCAGAAACGGTGCAGTTAGCAAACTTTGTAGCCAAGTATGCTGGACATAAAGAGTTCTCCCCTATAGCTTTTGGTGACGGTGTACGTTTCGTAAATTTTGATTACGTTGGGCTTGATAATTTAGAATTTCAAGGCATTATTGCAAAAGCATTAAATGATATGCAGTTTGAAGGCGATGTCAGTGCAACTGCTAAACGCTTTCATGCATACACGGGATACGCTGGTAACGATTGGAAGGTAAATAAGAATGGCGAAGGTTACATGGACGGACGCTGGGCCGGACGACCCGATCTACAACGGAAAGTTCGTGGTGTCGTCGAGAAAGTCGCGGCCCGCATCGATGATATCGATGGAGACTTCTCCGAGCGGTATGGCTGGACAGTCAACCAAGACCTCAACGCCGACTACCGAGCCGCAAGAGGTGACGAGGAGCTGATACCACCGCCGGAACCTCTTAACAATATGACGACTGAACCCGCCCCAGAGGCGGGTTTTTTAATGGAGAACTCTAGTGGCAATTGACCGTTACGCGGAGCCGACACAGCAAGAGGCAGACACCGTTGCGGCACAAGCTACGCCTATTGGCGGGCTAATGGAGCCGCTGACTGACCAGCCGGAGATCGTGCCGGAGCAGGACGGCGAGTATGATGTGGCGGTACTCGGCACGCTAAAAAGGCTCGTGCCTGTTCCAAAGAAAGTGGACGCGCTGCGCAACCAGACAGATGAAGCGCCGATCGAGGAGCCACTGCTTTCCCCGCAATCAGAGGCTGGGGAAACGCCGTATCTGGACAATCTTGTCGGCGGGGCTGAAGAGCCGCCGGCCTTTAATCCAAAGCCGGGCGATAAACGTACAAAGCCTCGCGTCAGCGGTGTTGAGGAGAATGCGCGCCTGCGGAACATTCTTGAGACAGAGCGCGGTGCCGGGAGCTTCGCTGGAGCGATCGATCCCGAATTTAAGACAAAGATGGATTTGCCCTCTGAAGCCGAGGCCGACGATGTGGTGCGTCAGCTTTGGGAGAGGATGGACGACAAAGCAAACTACCCTGATGAATTTGGCCATCGCCATGCGGAGGGGGCGCTTGATCTTTTCAATGCAGGTCGGATCGAGTCAGGCGACGACATCATTGATCTGATCGCTACGCTGGCCAAATCGACAAACTTCGATGACAGGGTAAAAACCCCTTGGTGGGACGAATCAAAGCGTGGCGTTGTGACCCTCGCAGCTCAGAGGCAGGTCGCAGACTTGATCGGCGCGAGCGAAGGTCGCACCGAGAAGCTCTTTGAAGCGATTATGGCACGCTCAAAAGGCGGCGTAGTCCAGATGGAAGGCATCGGCACCGCCGAAGTGATGCTGGCGGCGCGCAATCTCATGGTCACGCTAGTCGAGCGCACTGACGTTGGGGCGCATAAGATTATGCGTGGAGACGCGACAGCCGCAGAGCTACTCGAGTTCCGCAAACAAATGATGGTGACGCGCGCTGTCATGGCCCAGGTGAAGGGGAGCCAGACAGAAATTGCTCGCGCTCTTGGGGGCATGCGCAATCGCGCCTCCGGCCAGCAGCGTTTCCTGTCCGGCGCGGAGCTGGAAGAGTTTGACGCGCGAATTGTGGAAGACCTGCTCAACGAGAACGGTGGCGAGAAGGCCGTTAAGATGATGGCCGAGGCGTGGCTAGAATTACCGACCCTTGAACAGCGCGCGAAATTTGCGCGCTCGATGAACAAAAATGCGATAGCCCGTGGCGCGGATGCGATCTACGAGGCGTGGATCAATGCACTGCTGAGCAACCCCGTCTCGCAAACGAGGAATATTGTCGGCAACGGCTTGATGCTATGGATGAAGGTTGGCGAGCGGTCTTTTCAGGGCCGGGTCGCTGGGCCGGTACAGCGTGCTTTCGGGGCAGAAGGCACAATCGCAGCCGGCGAAGACGTGGCGATGGTCTACGGGATGATCCAGAGCCTTGGAGAGGCAATGCGCGCATCTGGTCGCGCCTTTAAGACAAATCAGTCTGTCGGGTTTGGGACAGGCAAGGTTGAGTTTAGGTCAGGCGCTTTTACTGCTGAGACGACGAACGTCCACGGTACGGTCGGCAGATTCATCAATGTCCTCGGGGAAATGATGACGCTTGGGCGTGTGCCGACCAGAGCCCTCCAGGCCGGCGATTCATTTTTCAAAGTTCTCGCCGCGCGCATGGACCTCTATGCGACGGCCTATAGAGCGGCTGACCGCGAGGGTCTGTTGAAGGGCAGGACAGCCGCCGATGTCGATAAGGCCAGCGACTTCATGGCAGAGTGGATAGCAAACCCGCCAGGAGCTGCTGAAGCTAGCGCGGAGAAACTTGCGCGCATGGTCACTTTTACGCAGCGACTGAGTGAACACGGCTCCGGTATGGCGAAGTGGGTTCGCGGTGGAGGTTATGGGATACCGCGCTGGTTTATTCCGTTTTTTGTCACGCCTATGAATATTGCTGAGGCGATCGTTAAGCACACGCCTCTGCAAATGGCGACTAAGGGTTGGTATACAGATATGCTTGGCAAGAACGGCGCGCAGGCTCAAGCCAAGGCCGGGTATCAGACGGCGCTGGGTTGGGGCATGACGCTGGGCTTTTGCAAGCTAGCGGCAGAGGGTTTTATTACTGGCTCAATGCCGGGCAACAAGACGACGCGAGACGCCTGGGCGGCGCAGGGCATTAAGCCCCTCACTTACTATCCCAATGGCATAAAGCCCGGCGAGACGGGGTATAGCTATGCCGGCATCGAGCCGCTATCCGGCATGGTCGGAATGTCTGTAGATATTTGCGATATCACGGGCGTAATGGATGGTGAGGCTTACTGGGAGGACCACGACGCGCGCGCCACGTTCGGGGCTGTGGTCTACGCCTTTGGCACAAACCTTTTATCGAAGACATACGCCGAAGGCGCAAATAAATTATTCGAGGCCATCACTGGTGACGCGCGAGACTTTGAGAAGACGATACAGCAACTGAATAGAAGTGTCATACCGCGCGTCTTGGCGCAGGCCAACAGGACGGGCGTACCATTCCTTTTCGACGGCAACCGGGATCGGCTTGATCCCAATCAACTTGATAACTTTTCCGAAACGCTATTGCGCGGGCTACAGGGGCAAACGCCTTGGGCGTCTGACAAGGTTGCGGCTCATGTCGATTGGCAAACCGGGCTCGAAACGTCATACGCCAGCTCGGGTGATACGGAGTGGCATAAACTTTTAGACTGGGTCAATCCGACCTTCTCGGTCATTTACCAGCCCGACAAGCCTTATGCGTCGGAGGTCACAAATCCATCAGGGCGCGATGCCGACCTCGACCCGTACCCGGCGTTGGAGGAGATTGCCCGGCTTTCGCAAGACGCCGATATCGCTCTTACGTTGAGACCGGGATGGCATCGCGGGCGAATTAGTTACCAAGGGGCAACCCTGTACCTGTCCGACCAATTTATGCGGCGCGACTTTCTGAGCCACGCCGGTCGAGAGTCGATCAAAGCGCTGACCAAGGTAATGTCTAAGAGCAGTTACGACAAGGCGAGCCTCGAAAGGAAGCACGACCTTGTCCGCAAAGCGTACAAACGTGGCGGGCAGGAGGCGATTAGAATTATAGAAAAGACCCCTGAGTATAAATTGAAATTAAAGGCTTGGAGAGCGGAAGCCGCGAAAGAGGCAGAGCGAAGGAGAGGACTAAAATGACTATTGCAAGCGCTACACAGAAAGTAAGTTTTACGGGCAACGGCTCGCTCGACGTTTACGCTTATAGTTTTAAGATATTTGCGACTAGCGACTTACAGGTCGTAATTACCAGCACGGCTGGCGTTGAAGCGACGAAAACTCTGGGGACGCACTTTAACGTCTCGGGCGCAGGCTCGGCCTCTGGCGGGAACGTCACATTTACGGCAGGGAACGTGCCGGCAAGCGGCGAGCTGATCACCATCAGCCGGCAACTCGCCCTGACGCAGCCGCACGACTACGTTGAAAACGACAGTTTTGGCGCCGAAGATCACGAGGAGAGCTTAGACCGATTAGTCGGGATTGCGCAGCAGTTAAACGAAAACGCTAACCGCACAGTCAGGGCTCCGATCTCGGACACGGGCATCAGCATGAGCCTGCCTGCGAAGGCCGCGAGGGCGTCAAAGATTTTTGCCTTTGACGCCGCTGGCAACCCCGAGACGATCCAAGAAGTGGGCACCTATCGCGGCGACTGGGCTGCCTCGACCCTGTACGCGCTGCGCGATATCGTAAAGGACACATCCAACAGCAATATTTA